ATGCGCTTAGATTTGGGTAATGGGAGATTTTAATTCATTTAGGGAATATTTAACGGATGATGAGCTAGCTAAAATAGCTCCTATGGTTGATAGACTTACGATATTGGAGGACCGTAAGGAAAGGGAGGACAACTTTTTAAACTTTGTAAAGTTTGTATGGCCCCAATTTATAGAAGGAAATCATCATAAAATTTACGCACAGAAGCTACAGGATGTAGCGGATGGTAAGATCAATCGTCTTATTATTAATATGCCTCCTCGACATACAAAGTCTGAATTTGCGTCTTACTTATTTCCAGCTTGGCTTATGGGAAGAGATCCGACCAAGAAGATCATTCAGGCGACCCACACCGCTGAACTTGCCGTTGGATTTGGTCGTAAGGTTAAGAACCTTATTGACGATGAACAGTTTAGAGAAGTATTCCCAGATGTTAAACTCGCAACGGATGCGAAAGCGTCAGGTCGTTGGTCTACTTCAGGTGGTGGGGAGTATTATGCTGTGGGTGTCGGTGGCGCTCTTGCTGGGCGTGGGGCTGACTTGTGTATTATTGATGACCCAGTTTCCGAGCAAGACGCATTAAGCCCTACGGCATTGGATAATATCTATGAGTGGTACACATCTGGTCCACGACAGAGATTACAGCCCGGTGGATCTTTAATTATTGTTATGACTCGTTGGAGTATTCGAGATTTAACGGCTAAAGTTTTACAGAAACAAAGCGAAGTAGGCGCTGATAAGTGGGAAGTTGTGGAATTTCCTGCAATTATGCCTTCTGGCAAGCCGTTGTGGCCCGAATTTTGGAAATTAGAAGAATTAGAAGGCGTTAAGGCATCTATTCCTATTCCAAAGTGGAATGCACAGTATATGCAGAACCCTACGGCTGAAGAAGGAGCGATTATAAAGCGTGAATGGTGGGAAATGTGGGAAGGAGAAGAGGCTCCTGTGTGTTCCTATGTTATTCAAAGCTATGATACTGCATTTAGTAAGTCAGACAGGGCTGATTACAGCGCGATTACCACTTGGGGTGTATTTGAACCTACAGAAGGTGATGGAGAAGCGATTATACTTCTTGATGCAGTTCGAGGACGATGGGATTTTCCTGAATTAAAGGAAAAAGCTAATGAATTGCAACATGAATACGATCCTGATATGATATTAATAGAGCAAAAGGCAAGTGGTATGCCTTTAACTCAGGAATTAAGGCGTATGGGCATTCCTGTAACGCCTTTTACTCCAAGCCGAGGTGCGGATAAGTTTACACGAATGAATGCGTGTGCGCCTGTATTTGAAAGTGGAATGGTTTGGCGACCAGATAAGAATTTTGCTGAAGAAGTTGTGGAGGAATGTGCTGCATTCCCTAATGGAGAGCATGACGATTTAGCAGATAGCATGACGCAAGCTATATTGCGGTTTAGACAGGGAGGGTTCATTGTTACACCTACAGATTACGAAGACGATACAAATTGGAAGGCTCGTAAGTCCGAGTATTATTAAATAATGGCGTATTTACAGAGTAATATTCCATATTTTAAGTGTTGGGTTCGTAAAGAATACACACACAATCACGAAAAGTATCATGGCGAGTTTCTACACGCCATGGTTATTGCTGTTACGACTATCCCGAATAGATGTTTGAGTTTTCAGGTTATATTTACTGGATGCGAAGCAGAAGGGGAAGACGAAGATACAGTTCATGGCGGTGCTATGTGGGCTAGAATGCCTATTACAGCTTTAGTTGCAGATATACCANTAGAGGAATGGCCCGAACCTATGCAGACCTATGATGCACAGCCTTGGGATTGTTCGTCACATAATCATGCTGTATATGTCATGGATAGAACCACTCCTTGCCCTTGGATGGCTAAAATTAATGGAGAGTTTTTTCCTGCAAAGTATTTGTTTACTGTGGACTATACAGACAGTGAGATTGCAGACGATCCTGCACAACACAAACAGTCTCATGTTTTACAGCTTTTGGANGCTGGAGAGTGGACAGGCAATATTGTAGCATTGCCTAATAACCGTGTTCGTGTTACACACCCAGCATGGTTTTCGATAGGAGAAGGAGCGCCTGATTTTAGACCTTCTCAACATTTACACTATTCAAAATCAGATTTAGACTATACACTAGATGTCAATAGAATATTTGACAATCTTTACAGCGAAGGAGAAGACTAATGGCGAGTGTTATTATTAAAGGTGGCATGAAGAAAACAGGTGCTAAGAAAAAGCCCAAAGGAATGAAAATGGGTGGCGCTATGAAGACAAAAGGCTATAAAGCTGGCGGTAAAGTTATGTCTAAAGGAATGAAAATGGGTGGTAAAGTAAAGCCCAAGGGTATGAAGATGGGTGGCAAAGTAAAAGCCAAAGGCATGAAGGTAGGCGGTAAGGTTAAGCCTAAAGGCATGAAAGTTGGTGGCGTTGCTTTAACTTCTGCACAAAAAACACTTCCTAAAGAATTGCAAAATGTTATAAAAAAATCAAAAAAATCAAAAAAAGCTCAAAGACCATAAATAATATTTATTAATTAATAGGATAAAGGATATATTCTAATGAATGAATATTCAAACAGGTTGAAGCAGATGAATGGGTTAGGGAGTATGACCTCCCCATACTCTTCTAACTCTGCTGTTCCTCCGAGGAGTAGAATGCAATCTGCTTCAACACCACCAAGCGATGAGTATCTCATGGCTCTTGGCAAAGTAAACAAAGCCAAAGGACCTAGAGCAAAAGAGTATTATCGAATGGAAGCTGAAAGAATAAAAGCGAAGGGATAGAATGTGGCGGTAGAGAGAAATGTTGGCGCTGGCGGTATTCCAGAAAACTTAAATGTACCTTCTCCAGAGTTAGAACAAGCTGAAATTGATATCATTGAGTTTAACGAACAATCTAATGTTACTGAGTTTGACGATGGAAGTGCCATTGTTGGTGAGTTTCAAGAAGAAATGGAAGTTGTGTCTGACATTCCTTTTGATGGAAACTTAGCAGATGTAATAGATGAATCAGAATTAGGAAGAATAGCTTCTAATTTAACTGGTAGTGTTGATGACGATATGTCTTCACGAGAGGAGTGGGAAAACACATATAAAAAAGGTTTAGAACTTCTTGGTATGAAGTACGAAGAAAGATCCCAGCCTTTTGAGGGTGCTTCTGGCGTTATTCATCCTCTTCTTGGCGAAGCTGTTACACAGTTTCAGGCACAGGCTTATCGTGAGATGTTACCTTCTGGTGGTCCTGTAAGGACACACGTTCTTGGTGCTTCAGATCCTATGCTTACACAACAGGCTGAACGTATTAAAGAATATATGAATTACCAGATTACTTATGAGATGGAAGAGTATGATCCTGAATTGGATCAAATGCTTTTCTATCTTCCAATTGTAGGGTCTACCTTTAAAAAAGTTTATTTTGATCCTTTATTGCAACGTGCCGTTAGTAAGTTTATTCATGCTGAAGATTTAGTTGTTCCTTACTCAGCGACTGATTTATTAACAAGTCCTCGTACTACACACATTATTAAAATGGATTCCAACGAAGTTTTAAAGCTTCAACTTGCTGGATTTTATCGTGATATAGATCTTCCGAGTTCTGGTTATGAATCTACAAACTATAACGAAATTGATGAAACGATTAATCAAATACAAGGCGTACAGCCAACAAGAGGTTCTGAAGAGTTAACAGTATATGAAATTCATACAGAACTTGATATTGAGGGCTTTGAAGACATAGGAGAAGATGGAGAACCTTCTGGCTTAAAACTCCCTTATGTTGTTACGATATTAGAAGATAATGGTGAAGTTCTTGCTATTCGACGTAATTATAATGAGCAAGACCCAATGAAGCGTAAAAAGCCTTACTTTGTGCATTACAAGTTTATGCCCGGTCTGGGATTCTATGGTTTAGGTCTTACACATATGATTGGTGGTTTGGCTCAAGCTTCTACATCAATATTAAGACAGTTGATTGATTCTGGAACTTTATCAAACTTACCAGCAGGATTTAAGGCTCGTGGCGCTCGTATTCGTGATGAAGACAGTGCATTGCAACCGGGTGAGTTTAGAGACATAGACGTAGCTGGTGGAGACATTCGTACATCACTCATGCCTTTACCTTTTAAAGAGCCTTCAGCAACGCTTTACCAGCTTATGGGAACGCTTGTAGACGCTGGCAGACGCTTTGCATCTATGGCAGATATGAAGATAGGTGAAATGGGTGGAGAAACACCTGTCGGCACCACAATGGCTATTATGGAACGTGGCACGAAAGTTATGTCTGCAATTCATAAAAGACTGCATTATTCACAAAAGATGGAGTTTAAACTTCTAGCGAATATTTTTGCTATTAACCCTTCTCCTTACCCATATGCGGTTGTAGGTGCAGAGCCAAATATAAAAGCACAGGATTTTGATGGTCGTATTGATATACTTCCTGTAAGTGATCCGAATATATTCTCTATGTCTCAGCGTGTAACTCTAGCTCAAACACAATTGCAGTTGGTTCAGTCGAACCCAGAAGTCCACGGTGGCCCTCAAGGTTTGTACCAAGCGTATAGAAATATGTACGAAGCTTTAGGTGTTTCCAATATAGATGCTATTTTACCTGTGCCAAAGCAGCCTGAACCAGTAAATGCTGCGAAAGAAAACCAAAATGCTTTGATAGGTCAAGCTTTACAGGCGTTTCCGAATCAAGATCATCAAGCTCATATTCAGTCTCACTTGGCTGTTTTATCAACACCTACAGTTCAATCCAGTATGGCTGTTGCTGCTGTATTGCAGGGACACATACAAGAACATATAGGTATGCTTGCTGAAGCAAAGGCAACAGAAGAAGTCATGTCTCAGTTGGCCCCAGAGCAACAACAGATGATGCAGCAAGATCCGAATATGCAACAGCAAATGCAAGCGCAGATTCAAAATACAGCTTCTCAGCTTATTGCTGAAATGATTGAGCAATACGCACAGGCAGTAACTCCACCTCCACAAGAAGATCCTCTTGTGACAATAAGACAACAGGAACTTGCAATCAAAGGTGCAGATGTACAGCGTAAAGGTGAAGAGTTTGAACAGAAATTACAACAAGATCAACAGAATGAAAGAAACGATGCTCTTATCGCTCAACAAAGATTAGATATATCTAAAGAAGCATTAGAAGATAAAACTCGTATTGCTGAAGAACGAATTCAAACACAAAGAGATATTGCAACTTTAAACAATATGAAAAGGAACTAAATACAATGTCATCAGTAAATCAAGCATTCGCTCAAAGAGCAAAAGAAGAGAAAATTTCTAACAGAAGTTATTTATATAATAAAATAAATGTAGAACAAAAAGATATTAATCTTACAACTGGTTCTCATACAGAAGAAACAACTTTGGTTCGAGCAAGAGATGAAAAAGGTCATTATGTTAAAGATGATTTAAGCACTCCTGATGTTAATGAGGCTTGGGTTGAAAAACCAAAAGTTAAACCAAAAGCTAAAAAGAAAGTAGCAAAAAAAGTTTAAAAAATAGATCCTCTATCAATGACGGAGAAACTAATTGAAAATTTTAGAAGTAAAAGCAGAGCTTGATACATACAAAGCTGTCAGCGAGGAGAGATGGCTCGAAATAATTAACCGTGTAAAAAGATTAGAGATGGTCTTGATTGGATCTGCAGGAACTACCATAGTATTACTGTTAAGTCTTGTGGTAAAAGGCTAGAACAATGGATCCTCTATCAATAGCCCTTGTTAGTTTTACAGCCTTAAAAAAGGGTATTTCCCTTGGTAAGGACATTTCTTCTATGGGGAAAGACCTTAATAAGGTTTTTAATTTTATTGATGGAACAAAAGCTGCTCAAAAGTCTGGAAATAAAAACGATCCATTATCTGATTATATAGCCTATGAAAAGGCACTTGATATGGAGAAGCAGCTTGAACAGATTATCTTTGATACGAGAGGTAGCAAAGGAGTTGCTACGTTTAAACGTATGAGGACACAAGCTACGGAGAGAGACAGACAGTCTAAATACGCTGCGGTGGCTCGTAAAAACAAAATATTAAATGTTTTATCAATACTTTTAGGAATGGCTATAACAATAGGTGGAGGGGGTTTGTTAATCTGGGCAGCAATTGAGTTTAAGCCCTAGTCAGTTGCTT